TCGTTTTTCCAACCGGGGTTCAGCTTCTTGTTCAAAGAAGTTCCAAAAATCTTTTGTGGTCATTGTTTCTCCATAAAATCCGCAGTGAAGTTCACTGCGGCAGTGTTGTTACAGTATTTTTCCTATCACATGATAGATCAACTGATCCAGTTCTGCTTGATAGTCGTGTTGTTGTCTACGCTTGAGCCAAATTGCTTGTACCAGCTCTGGCACGGTCCAGCCAGTTGGCTGTTCTCCACGATTTGACAACTCCTCAATCAGATCTTCTGTGTCAAAATCTGACAGGTCAACTTCTACTTCTGTGTATACTGATACCATTGTTGGTCCTTAAAACTTGATGTATTGAGTTACCGATTGAGCTGTTGCCAGGTCAGCCAGGCCTTGAAACTATTGTACACTTGTTCAGCTTCTTTGTCATCCGCTTCGACCTTGTTTCCACGAACATAAAAACCAGTTGCATTGATTTTGAGCATGACGTCTCCACCGCACATGAATGTCACGGTGTTGGGATCGTGTTTGTGAAACTCAATCTTGTTGTTGTATTCCTGATCATTTGGCATGCTGATCTCTTTCAACTAAACCATATATAAAAACCATGCAGAATCCCCACAGGAAAAAAAACTGCACCTGCTATCAGGAATCCCCAGGCCAGTTGACCAAAGCAGTAGATCACATGCGTGAACCAGGCAACAACACATGCCAGCATCCAGAGTCCAATTGTGAAACTCGCAAATTTTGCTGTTTGATTTGATTTCATTTTGTAAATTCCTTTGTAATACAGTATTGTAACAGCGGCCAACAGCAAATGTCAATGTTGATTGGCAATCTATTTGTCGGTTCTAAAGGTCTTGAATCGAGGAAATCGTAGACTGTAGGTTCCGTCTTGATTTTGAGTCACTGCGTCAGCTAACACTACCGCAGTCTGCCCAATCACTGCAGATTTGTGTTGCCAGTAGTCATTGCGTTGTGCATCGGTGAGACCGGACCCCACATTGACTCGTATGAACTTGCCTTGATCAGTACCTTCACACACCAAGGCACCTGCTCGGCCCAGGTTCTTACCAGTGCCTTCTTCCACATCAATCACAACAAGATCATAATCGTACACTGGTTTCCATTTCATCCAAAATGTAGTACGTCGACAGTCGTAGGGAGCATCTACGCTTTTGATCATGATACCTTCGTAGCCATCCTTGACAGCATCTGTGGCAAAGCGACGCATGACGTCATGTCCTTCAGCTGTGTCCAAATCCACTTCAATGCCTGGCATGAGACGTACCGAGTCAGTAACTTCAAATATTTCTTTTTTGGATTCTAAAAGATCAGTACGTCGTTGTTGTTGGGCATTCCAGTAACCACGTTCAAAGTCGGCTATGGGTATCCAATCAAACACATAGTAGATCATGCCGGCAGTTTTGGCGTTGTTTTTACGCTGTGCCTGTTTCATCAGAGCCTGAAAACTTTCTCCCACAATTTCGCCATCCAACACAATGCCTGACCCATCAAGTTGACCCAGGTGTATATTCAGCTGTGGTCTAATACTTTCAAGCTCGGCTTCAATCAGTGGGAAGTTTTCAAATCTTCTACCGTTACGGCTGTAGAGATTTATGGTATTTTTGGTCACAACAGCCAGCACACGCACACCATCCAGTTTGCGTTCAATTCGCTTGGTGCCGGTCATCTTGCTGGCATGGTCAGTTGAATCTGTGGCCAACTGACAAGTGAACACTGGTATTTGCCATTCGGTATTGGTCAAGACTCGGTTGAGAGTTTTTTCTGTGATGCCACAGCGTAGATCTTTGATAATGACTCTACGGCATAGCCCGTTCCATTCTGCTGAATCAAACTGCTGTGACATTTGCTCAATGGCATGTTTGGCCGCATGTCCAGTGACACTGCGAGTGCGAAGACCTTCCAGCAGGGCCCAGAACTTGGGCCAAGGATTAAGTTTATTTTCTAATCCAGCAGTTTCAGGAACTTTTTTTACACCAAACACATGATAGGGGTTGTAGGTCTGCCAGCAGTTGAACAAAAAACATTGAGCATTGGCCGATCCCAACCGGGCTGCTATCAATGCTTTTTCAATGACTGATTCTTTGTGTAAACGGCTATCGTTTGCTTCCAGGTCTCTAATCCAGTCTGCGGCCACTTTGATCTCGTTGAATTGTTGTGATGCGTAATCTATTGTCATGTATTTACTACCAGCTTGAGTTATAAAATATGCGTAGACCCAAAAACAAGTTTGCACGAGCATCTCGCACAAATTTCAAATCTTGTTCCAGGTAGTATTCATCGCTGTCGTTGCCAAAAAAGAATCCAGTGGTGCTGGGCAAAAGTTTCTGGGTCAGGTCATGTTCCAGCTGGTCAATGTCGTCCCAAGTCAACTCTAATTCAACACAGTTAAACACATCAGAATCTGGGTCTACAGGTTCACTTGCATCTGTAGGTTGTGTCTTGTATTGTTTTTCGCGCCAGAGCTGTTCCATCCAGCCATGCAGGTTAGGATGTTTACGCCAGTAGGCAATTTCTGCGGGCCGAGTGGGTCCATCGTCTGGATTACCACCCCAATACTTGTCCCATTGGCCGCTCTGAGTGGCCATATAAGCATACATGTCAAGTCCCATGGTTATAGACCTCGAATACGATTGATGAGTTTTGTGGCTTCTGGAAAGCCCTGGCGTTGTTTGCTGGAAATCAACAGCTCGGTCATTTCGTGTTGTATTTGATACACTCCACTGACAAAATCATACAGCCTGTCGGCAGGAATGGTCAGTTGTGTTAGATTGTATTTTTCAAATGATTTGGGATTCATGATTGTACTCCGATTAGTTTGGTCAGTGTTGCCTGGGTTTAGTTGTCTTGACTGCGATTTTTTAGTTTGCTTTCGATTTTGATAATATCCAGTCTGATACGGTAGTCCATATAAAATACTATGCCAACAAAAAAACACGCCGACAAAATTTTCAGTATGTCGGTTGGCACATATTTAAAAAGCAGACAGGATAACACTATCAGCACAATCGTTGCAATCCAAAATCTCACAACACCCAATAGTGCTTTTACTTTGTTGTTCATACTTGCTCCTGAAATTTGACTATATGTAATATTATAACAGTATTTTTACCGTTTGTCAACCTGTGAGTTGACCACACAGTTTTTGTATGTCTATTTGCACACTACGGCTGACCTGAATCAGGATATGGTGCGTGATTGGCGCCCAGGTTTGGGCAATGGTCTGCTCCCAAATTGGGGCAGTGACCTGGTCTGTGATCTGGGTTTGATCCTGGACCTGCCACCGTACCTTGTTTTGAATTTGAGATTTAATCTGCATACCACTCCTGTAGGTCTGCAGTGAGTCGACGATCAACTGCTATACCAAATGATTCGTTGCACCTGGGTTTATCAGGTGCCGAAAGCACCGTCATACAGAGTCTGAGTTCCACGTAATCGTCATTGAAAATTGTGTCCCAGGCACAATCTCGTACTTGATCTTTTATTGGGGATTTAATCTGCATACAGTCTTCCAATATCTTGGTCAAGTTGAACCAGGATATAGCCCCAGACCCGATCGTGGACATGATCCTCAACCTGACTCCAAACCCGATCGTGGACATGATCCTCAACCTGACTCCAAACCTGCCCCTCGACCCGATCGCGGATCTCAGCACTGACCCGATCGTAGATATCATCGTGCATCATAACTGCTCCCAATCTGATCTCAATTGATCCTGGATCCAAAGGTCAGGCCGAAGCTGATCAAAGACCCGATACTGTACCTGCTCCTGGACCTGCTGGCTTACCCGATTGTCAACCTGATTCCAGACGTGAGAGTGGACCTCAGCGACAACATGATAGTGAAGCCGCCGATTTGGCTGAGGCCCGATGTGTGCAATAATATGTTGTGGAGTCATAGCAACCCTTCTATATCTGATCTCAATTGGTCTTGGATACAAGGTTGAATTGGGAGTTGATCCCAGACCTGATCCCGGATCAACTCCCAAACCTGCTGGCTTACCCGATGGTCAACCT